TGGCTGTGTTAGCTCCAAGGAATCCTGAATTTGATTGTTCATTTTGGGTATCGCGGGTGTCGATGGTTGATTGATGATTAGGGGTTTGTTGTTGAGTATTAGACATATTTGATCGGTATGAGTACTGATTCGTAGGTGTAGCTAGCTCTCTTAGTTGCGTCGGTTCTTCCGCTCGCAAACGAGCATTATGGCATAGACCATCATAAATTCCTCGTCATACTTGGTAGCTGCAACGGTTACTTAATTATGAAGCCGTGATCGGTCATCATAATGTTGGTTTCCTGTCTTCTAGGCCCAGTTTAGCTCTGGCACGCGGGAGGTGATGGAACCATCACGAATCCATGCGCGATAGAGTGATCGGCCTTCAGAAATCGTGTTCAGGGAATAATTTTCCATGAGCGTCTTTCTGATCTTAGTTCGGTATTGTTGAAAGGTTTGTCCGTCATGCATTGCAAGTTCGGCAAAGGCCATGCGTGCATTTTGAGCCATAACATCTCTTTCGTTTTCCGTTTTGTGAATCCAGTTAAAGCATTCAAGAATAGAATCCAAGCAAAGGGGTGCCATCCAGGTAAAGAGTTCTCGGTCATAGGAGAAACCTCTCTTGAGGAAGTTGCAAGATTCTAGTGGCTTGAAGCCTTGACGTGTGCCAGTTTTGAGTTCGTCGGTGTAGGTCATGCCAATTTCGGCGTAGCCATCGGTGATTGTGTCCTGGTTAAACCATTCATGAATGCGGGGGCTAACGCCAAGGACGTTGTCATCGCCATAAGCAATCATCGAAACGTGGTCTGTGAATGAAATGTTCTTTGAAGGGGCGTTCTTGAAGAATACGTAGCGCATCGACAGGGAGTTATACATACTGTTGAGAACAGCAGTTGCCGGATTGCCAGAAGGTTGGGAGTGGTTGAGTTGGTAGACGTAGTCTCCAACAATATGTTTGGAATTGACCACATTTTCCCACAACATTCGGCGGACGATGGCGTCTTCAGGTTTATAATCTTCAGAGAGTGAATACCATGATTCAATGATGTCGAGGACGTTCCAGAGAATTTCAGCGTTGAGTGAACCGTCATAATTGGAGAAATCGCCAGCAATCATATCATTGCCTTTAGTTTGGAGTTTCTTGGCAAGCATGCTCCATTCATAAGATTGAGCTCGGATGCCAACAGCGCTTTCATTTCGGATGCGGTGTTTCATCATATGCGCAATGAAGCACAA